GGCGGCTCCATTGTTTATATCGACACAACAGACGGTGAAGAGGACAACGAATATATCCACATGGTCATTGCTTTTGCTGGCCATGAAGTAGATGCCATTGAAGAGATTTACGCTAACCAAGAAAAGATTTGGGATGAAACAACGCTCCGAAAAGTATCTTGGCAACCATACCTTGATGTCAATGTTCATCTTGGAGATCAAACAACAGCCGATTCAGAGCTTGTATCTCGATCAACTCAATGGACTACTGACCACAAGCTTTTAGATACGGCTTACATATACATTCGCCTAAAGTATGACGCAGAGTTTTTCGCTAACGGTCTGCCTAACATATCTGCAACGATTCGCGGCAAGAAAGTCTACGACCCCCGCAAAGATAGCACCTCTTCTGTTTATGATAGCACTCTGGGAGTTTCTACCCAGCGGCTTGCAACGCCTTCAACATGGCAATTTTCTCAAAACCCAGCCCTGTGCATTTACGACTACCTGCGTGACACAAAGTACGGCCTTGCCGAATCAGCCTCAGACATCAATTCAACGGCTCTGGCAACGGCTATATCGTTATGCAATCAGGACGTACCTTTAGAGGCTGGCGGCAATCAGGCTAGATATACTTTAGACGGCGTGATTGATAGTGCTAATTCTAAGAAAGAAAACATTGAGGCTATGCTTTCTGGTATGGCTGGCAAGCTAGTCTATTCTAGCGGTGAGTATTTTATATCAGGCGGCGCATACGTTGCCCCCTCTGTGACCATTGATGAATCTGTAATGGTTGGCGGTATTGAGGTACAGACCAAGCAGTCCAGGAGAGGGCTATACAACGGCGTTAAAGGCGTATTTAGAAGTGAAGAAGACGACTATAACGTAGCCGATTACCCAGCCCAGTTAAGCTCTACATTTAGCACAGCAGACGGCGACCCAATCTATTTAGATATGCCGCTACCGTTTACGACTAACAACATTAGAGCGCAGAGAATAGCAAAGCTCGCGTTATTGCAATCCCGCCAGCAAACCACTATTACAGTGCCATGTAACCTGACGGCGTTAAAGTTCAGGGCTGGTGATACTGTAATGATTACCAATGCCAAAATGGGTTGGAGCCAGAAAGTCTTTCAGGTTATAGGCTACGACTTATCCCTTTCGTCATCAGGCGAGATTGTTGTTAATGTGCAGGCGATTGAAACCGCAGCAGCTATCTATGATTGGGCTTCATCAGACGAAGAGGATTATTTGGCTGGTGGTGAGCTTGCCCTGTATGACGGAAATACCGCAGCCCCTGCCGTAGCGCCCCTGGCCTTGTCTGCATCATCAACTGTCAACGCTGATGGAACTGTAACACCGACTATCAATGCGAGCTGGACTGCTGCGAATGATTCGTTTACTGACTACTACTTGGTTCAGTGGTACAACTCTACAACTAGCGGCACAGCAGTTAATTCAAGCACAAAAACAACAGCCTTTACTATCGGCCCAGTTGAGCCTGCCAGTAACTATGTTGTTTCCGTTTATGCTTATAACGGTCTTGGCGTTAGATCAACAGCCATTACGGGTAACGTAGCGACAATGGCAGACACTACGCCAAAGCTTCCTAGCCTTTATCAAGCGGTTACTGATTCGTCATCAGCGCCGACTGCCGCGCAGTTTACTACCGCAGCAGGTCGAAGCCCTAAGAATGGTGACGTATTTTTAGCAACGGACACAACTACAGCAACGGATAAAGTGCATCCCTGGACTTACAGCACTACCTCTTCAAGCTGGAGTGAAAACACAAACTTTATCAGCGGTGATTTAATTGTTGATGGCTCGATAACCGGCGACCAGATCACAGCTAACTCTATTCAGGTTAATAAGCTAACAGGTGATGTGTCCGAATTATTCCCAGTATCTATGTATGACAATTTGACCCTTACAACTACGAACCAAGAGACTACAGAATTTTCTTTGCCAGCCCCAGAACTTGGAATTAGCAAGAGAGCAAGAGTGGATTTAACTTTTGATTTTTATTTTCAAAATCAAACGTCATCTAGCAGGAATGTTACTGCTTTTTTCAATCTTCAGGTAAGAAGTAAAAGTGCGGTTGGTTCTCAAGTTGGCGCAACTAATGGGGTTGTATTTGTCAATTTCCCGCATCAATACCAGCAACTAATCTACGTCTCTGGAAATCATTTAGCAGAACTTGATAACTCTGGCGGGGTGGCTGACAACAGCTCAGGAACTGGACAGGGCGCAATCAACGGGGTCTATTACGATTCGGTCAATAATAGAACTTTTTTGCTAGTTTCTAACATATCTCAAACATTCACTACAGGTGAAACGCTTTATTTCAGTCCTTTTAGGTTTGCAGCAGTAGGAACTTGGGTATCAAATAACGGATCTGACGTAATACAAGTATCACTCCCAGGTGGGGATACTCAGCAAATGAGACACGTTGTGGCTGATACTTTTGGGGCAACAACAACAGCAACAGAATTTAGGGCTACAGCAAAAATGGCAGCATCTTATACAGGTGTTCTAACTAAAATCTCCAGATTCCAAGGCACAATGGAGTTAGTATCGTGATTGAAATAGGCTATGTTACAGAAAGTGGAGAAGATGTTGTTGCGGGTAGTTACGAATCACCAGTAGAAGCTAATTTGGCAATTGCCGAGCTAAAAGCATCAATCAGCTCTAGGCAGGATATTAGCACTTTATTTATGCAGGCAGATTTTGGCTCAGGCACAAATCGCTATGGATACATCGACCCCTGATCGGTGATATAATTAATTTAACACATTTGAGCAGATACAATGCAAACATATACTTTAGTACAGGGCGACCAAGCCCCACAAATTCAAGCTATATTAAAGCGAGATGATGATGGCTCATTAATTGACTTTTCTGGCGGTAGCTGTTCGCTAAAGTTTCGGAAGAAAGGCACCTCTGTTACGCTGTTTACTCTCGCGGCATCAGATGTTGGCGATAAATTCTCAAAAGGTGAAGCTATATTCTCTTTTTCCGGAACTCAGTTAGATATTGATGCAGGGTATTATGAAGGCGAAATAGAAATTACATATTCTAGCGGTGCGATTGAAACTGTATTTGCAGTTTTAGACTTTTATCTAAGGGCTGATTTCTAATGATTAATGCAATAGTCGCTTTTAAGAAAGCCGTTGCAGAAATAGGATTCAAGAAAGCCGTTGCAGAAATAGGGTTTAAGAAAGCCGTTGCTTCTATAAGGCTTGGCGACTTTTTAATCTTTAGGTTCTTCTTTGAGACTTTAGGTCTATCTGATGTTCAGGCTAAGGATGTAGGCAAGTCTTTATCTGACTCTCAGGCAGTAACCGATCTTGCAGCGCAATCGGTTGACAAGAGTTTATCTGATAGCTCAGATACTGCGGATTCTGCCGCGTTAGATTTTGGAACAGTACAGGTTGATTCTGGTTTAACCTCAGATCAGATTGATACGTTTGCAGTCGGTAAATCACTGCAAGATACTTCATCTGCCAGCGAAAATCAGACTATGGGCTTTCACAAGTTCATTGATGAGCTTGCAGGGGTAACGGACGACCTGGACGGTGAGGCTACTGCCAATGATGATCAGGAAATGACATTTACAAAGGTCAGGTCTGACCTGTCTACCATATCAGATGCTTTTTCTTATTCTAGCGTAAGTGCGGTTAGTGATACAATTGGGCATAACGATACAGGCTCTATACGCAGTCAGGGTTATTGCGCCTTTGACTATTTTTTAGAAGATTATGTTGGCGCAAGCCGAACTTTTTAACAGGTGATTTATGATTAACGAAGACTTAAAGCTGCGCGGTGACGTTGCGATAGTATTGAAAGATAAGGACGGCAATGTAAAAGATAGCCGTGAAATTCACAACTTAGTGGTTAGCTCCGGACTTGAGTTTATTTGCTCGCGTATGGCTGGAACTTCTGCTGGCGTAATGTCTCACATGGCATTGGGTTCCGGCACTACTGCTGCTGCGGCTGGACAGACTGATCTAGTGTCTATTCTAGGCTCTAGGGAAGCGTTAGACAGCACTTCTGCTTCTAGCAATACCATTACCTATGTTTCGTCTTTCGAAGCGGGTGAAGGCACTGGCGCGGTTACAGAGGCAGGCGTATTTAATGCTTCATCTTCTGGCACTATGCTTTGCCGTACTGTTTTTGCTGTTGTAAACAAGCAAGCTGACGATACTATGTCAGTAACTTGGACTATTACTTTAACTGCATCTTAATTAGAAGGGGCTTCCGATGGCTACTATAGTAACTAGGGCGAGCAAAGGTTCGCCCCTAACTAATACCGAAGTTGATGCTAACTTTACTAATCTAAACACTGATAAGGCAGAGCTTTCGGGCGCTACCTTTACGGGCGAGATAGTAGCCAA